TCAATCTGACGGCGCGAACTTGAGATACTGATGCTCGGCACGGATGGCTTTGACCAGCTCCGCATGGGCATTGGCGCCATACTTTGCCGAGAATTCCTGCCATTCCTGGACCGCCTGAGGATCCAAGTGCATCATGGCGCGGAGGTTCCCGGCGCTGTCGCTGGCGGTAATGGCCTCGCCGTCCTCTGAACCTGCCCATTCCCGAAACACCCGGTAGCCCTCGGCGCGGAATGCCTCCGTGTAGGCAGCTGCTGCCGCGTTGCGATCGGCGCGATACGAGGCGACTTCTGCATCGGGAATCCAATAGGCATCGACCAAGGTCATGCCGTTGCGGTGGGTTTTCGTGTCCCCTGGCGCCAACTCGAAATCCTCAGGCTGCCAGGAATCGTCCTCCGGCTCGGTGCGGGCAATCTCTGCCTGGAACAGTTCCAAGGCTTCAGGGGAGAACAACACAAAGTACACGTTATCTATCGGGAGCGCGGCGTCTGGGGTCTGGTCTTGGGCTGCAGCAGCGTCCGAAGCGGTGTGAGGGGTCTGCGTTTGGGCAGCGTACTCGCGCACGGCAGCCACGCCGATGCGCGCGACTTGTGCCATATCCCAGCCGTAGACACCGCCAGATATAGCGGGAAACGCCACGTCATGGGCGCCTACCCGCGCAGCTTCACGCAGAGAGTTGGCAAAAGCGTCATGCAGCAGCTGCGGGTCGGTTTGTCCCGCGTGACGGTTGGGTCCCACGGTGTGAATGACCCATCGCGCCGCCAGATTGAACCCCCTGGTGGCGACCGCCTGTCCTACCGGGAGTCCATCGGGAAAGCGCGTCGCCCGCAACTTGTGACATGCCGCCAGCAGCTCCGGTCCCGCCGCGCGATGAATCGCCCCGTCGACGCCGCCTCCACCCAGCAATGAGGAATTCGCGGCGTTAACAATCGCGTCCACATTCATTTCGGTGAGGTCTCCGCCAATCGCATGAATCTGCATATTCGTTCCCTTTCGGCTAGGTTTTCAGTCTAGCGTGAAGCGGTATAAACGTCGTGGGTAGGTGCGGCGGGGGGGTGAGCGTGTTCATTGTCGTTTTCTTTTCGGTTAGTGGGTGGGTTGGAACACTATTAAGACACGCCGAAACTTTTTCGCTCACCCCACGTAGACCCCACGAAGAGGTTTTACTCGACACCTTGACGGGCGTTTTTATTGCCATTGCAACGTTTTGAGCGGTGCCCTGTGTGGGGCTTGAACCCACGACCAACGGATTATGAGTCCGCTGCTCTGACCGACTGAGCTAACAGGGCGTAAACATCCTAACAAGTTCCCGAGCCGAGGTGGTATTTCTGCACGCCCTGAATTGAAACTTTTCGGCTACAGCGCCCAGAATCGGCGAAATATCTCGGAGGGAAAACGTGATTGTGCCAGTCAAAAACGGGTAATCTCGCAGCGAGTGGACATTTGTGAAAAAGTTCTGTTAGAATCTAATCCGCAATCCCGCGTAGCTCAACGGCAGAGCGTCCGACTGTTAATCGGCAGGTTGCTGGTTCGAATCCAGCCGCGGGAGCTTTTCATACCCCAGACCACCTCTAGGCGGGGTAACGAGTTCTATTACTGAAACGCCAAGCAGATATGCCACCGCGTCTAGCTCATCAAGTTGCCATGGAATAACACCCCTCCAACGGCGATTAACCTGTGACTGTGTGATTCCAAGCGCGCGACCTAGCTCGCTCTGAGAATAGCCGCGTCTCGCAGATTCAGCGCGAATGTTAGCGGCAACGGTGCTTGCTGTATCTATGCTGGCAGGTGCGATTTCTGCAATACTCATACTCCTATCCTATGCAAATAACGCATAAGGGGCAACCGAAAAGCATAACTTTGGCGCGTGTCGCTTGCGTAACCTATGTGAAAAATGCTTAACTTGTGCGCATGGACCTTAATGAGCTGATAACCCGTGCCGTAAAAAAGCACCTCGAAACTAGGAAAATCTCACAGTCGAGACTTGCTAAAAGCATTGCCTACCAGCAATCTCGTTTCAACCGGCGTATGAATGGACAAATCCCTTGGTCCCTGAGAGACATTGAGCGTTTGCAGGACGCAGGTGTGAAAATTCCTGGAATCGCCGTAGGGCATCACGCAGACAGCGTGGTCATTGATGACCCCGCTCTGCTTTGTGAGGAAGGCTAGACCGTGCTAAATCCAGTATTTGGCTACCCAGGTGCCCTCTTTTGGCCAAAAGGCGTACGCGGCTTTGGCAGTCCAGTTGTTTCCCTTGGGTGCTCGTGCTCGAATCGCGGCTTGACCTTCCTTCGGGATGTACCCGAATTGGATTCCCGAGGATATGCACGCAATCGCGCCAGAATCCTTGGGGTTTGTAGGCTCAGGCTTGATAATCCCTTTAAGGAAAAATGCTTGCCCGCGCTGTGGATCGCCCCTCATGCCCTCACTGGCAAGCAGGAGCTTAATCTGCTTTTGCCTGAAGGTAACGCCCGCGACATAGCGACCTTTGTCCCACGTATCCCAGTTAATCGGTTGCGCGCCGCGCTGACGAGCTTTCGCTTTCGCGTCCTGTTCTACCTTTTCGCCCGCTTCAGCCCAGGCTTGGCGAAGTCCATCAAAAATGCCCATGAGGCTACTTTACTGAGAAAGGCACCTAATAATGATTGAAACGAACACTTTAACGCCTGTATATGAATCTATTGCGGTGGGTCGTGTGGAGCGGCATTTGAAGGCGGCTTTAGTGGAAGCTCAGGAAGCGCTTGCGCATTGCCGGGGTCTGGAGATTACCCGCTTCGGGGATACTTACGGGCTGACCGTGGGCGCTGTGGACGCCCTTATCGACGCATTGAACGAGTCCGAGTTTTGGGGGGAATTATGAAAAACATTTATAAAAATCAACCGTTCACTGTATCTGTTCGTGAATGGATGCGTGCCAATAAAATTTGGCAAGCTGATTTAGCTGACCTTGTGGGTGTGCCCCGCGGAACGCTGTCGCATTATTTGGCTGGTCGTCATCCATGGCCGCCCGAGCTGGTAGCGGCTTTGCTCACTCTTGGGTGTCCGCTTAGACCGGAAGAAAAGCCAGAGGCTACTCCACCATCTCACGCGGACCCGGATACTCGTGAATGCCTGCAAAAGGCAGCTTATTGGCTTTTCCTCGCAGCGGGGGGACACGCAGAAGATTTTGAGCAATTGAGGAAGACGAATCAATGAGCTCGATTAACGGCGAGACCCCGGCAGTGGTGATGGTGCAGTCCATGGCGCGCGCCGGGTGGGGTGAACTAGGCGGCAATGAGTGGCAGGGCGTAAGGTCCACGCTTACCGCTATTGTTGCCCGGACGCGCGGGCGGCGTGGCTATATGGACGCTACTGTTTGGCAAGTGTCGCAATCGGCAGGGCTGTCTACACGCTGGACGGCGCGGTGTTTACGCATTCTTGAGGGTCTGGGAATCATTACCTGGAACCGCGGCTTATTGCGCGACGGTACCCCTACGGCGGGGTTCATCCAGGTTAATAAACCTGTGCTGTTGCGGTTCGTTCGTGAAGCATGGTCTAAGGGTGCCGCGGCGTGGCAAGCCCGCCGGGCTGAGACACGGGCGCGCCTGGCAGACCTGAAAAAACGAGAGCAACATAATCGCAGGTCGCGCCGTGTGGAACTGAGTACACCCCTTAACAATAATTTGGCGCGCCGCGCCTTCGGCGCCGGCGGCGCGCCAAATATTGAACCATCGACCGAACCGCCCGCATGGGCTACAGGAAAGGAAGAGGAACCAATGAATGAAGAAGATAACTATTTGCTCTGTGACCATGGTCATGTAAAGAACAGATGCCCCCATTGCCGTCGGATTCAAGACAGCCGCAAGGATGAGCAAGCCCGTAAACCGTGGACTAAAGAACGGCGCAAGGCATGGCGTAACGCTACCGCCCGCCGGGTACAGCAAGACTTGGAGCGGCTTACCGCTGAGGAACACCGCCGTACTAGCGAGCTTTGGCGCCAAGAACACCCAGGTGTGAGCAGTTTCGACTGGCTGAAACAGCAGTGCGAGAAAGACAGGGCTGCACGGTCATGAGCTGGGGTGGGAGGAAAGTCAGGGACCTGGCTAGATTGGCAGTCTCTGTGTACGGCTCAAGCTGCATCTACTGCAAGGAGCCTATCTTGGCTGACTACTCTAACGAGGCTGTTTATGGTCATAACCACCCAAGACGGCTGAGCCTTGAGCACTTAGTGCCCCGGTCTCGTGGTGGAACTGACAGTATCGAAAATCTCAGACCCTGCCACCTGGGCTGTAACTCTGCACGGGGCGCAAAGCGCCGACCGCCCCGCCCTACGGTGTACGACAGCCATCTGTTCCCAGCCGGTTTTTTCTGAATGCCACCCCTCGGCAGTCGCGCCCCCCATGTCTGATATTTATCTTCGGAACTCTCTAAAAAAACGGCTAAATACCAGCGAAACGCCGGAAAAGGAAAAGGAAATGAGCGAAAAGCAAGAGAATGAATGCTGGCAGCCAGAGCTACCCGGCCTAGGTGATCCTTTCATGGCTTCCAATGCTATGGTCAAAGCGGTTAAGGCCAGGATTGAAGCCCTGAATCTTACCAGCGAGCAAGAGCTGGGCATGGCTGCTGAGATTCAGCTGCTTTATTCCCTGGCTCATGAGCTCGATGTGGCTTTCGCAGCCAGAAAAAAGACCATCGCCCACGTGACCATGATTGGCCAGTTCAAAGAGCTACTGGCTTGCCTGCCAGAGGTGTCTTCTAGTGATGTGGCAGATCCTTATGAGGTTTTCCTGGAGCAGCTCAATGCGGAATCGGGGCAAAATGTCGATGCCTAAATACGCTACTGCCAGGAATCCGGCTAATCCCACTATCGGTGCACAGGTGGAGCTGGTGGCCCGGTTCTTGAATACGCCTTTGATGCCGTGGCAAAAACTCGTGGCTGATGTTGCCGGTGAAAGGCAGGCAGAGCATCCTGAACGGGCCCGGTATCAGACCGTGGTAGTGACAGTGCCGCGTCAGTCTGGTAAAACCACGCTGATTAAAGCGTTGATGGCCGCGGTAGCACAGGCTAATCCGGGCTGCCAAGTGTATTACACGGCTCAGACCCGCAAGGACGCAGTCGAGAAATGGGGTGAGCTGGCTAAACAACTCAGAAAAGATATGGGCATCGCCCCTGATGGCAAGCCCCGCGTGAAAGTGCTGGAAGGCACAGGCAACGAGCGCATCGTTTTCCGGGGTACCGAATCCATGATTATGCCTTTCGCTCCCACCGTGGAGGGGATTCACGGCAAAACCAGCCCGCTAGTTGTCGTTGATGAGGCCTGGGCTTTCGACCAAGCCAGAGGCGATGACCTTATGGCCGCGTTCAACCCAGTAGGTTTGACCATCCCGCATTCACAGGTGTGGATTATTTCCACCGCCGGTGATACCCGCTCAGAATGGCTACGCTCCCTGGTGGATAAAGGCAGGCAAGCAATCAATGACCCTGGCACCACTACCGCGTTTTTCGAGTGGAGCGCGGATGAAGAAATGGCGGCGGCGAATCTACGCAGCGATGAGGCTTTAGCTTTCCATCCCGCTATCGGTTTCACACAAGAGCTGTGGAAGATTCAATCCCTGGCACAAACCGAGCCTGACCATCTTTACCGCCGCTCCTATTTAAATCTTTGGCCCACCGCCGCGGAAACCTCCATAGTAGACCTGGAGGCTTGGGAAAAACTGGCAGAACCAGAGCCAGCATCCATGCCCCCGGATGTAGCTATCGGCTTCGATGTAGCTACGGCGCGTACCGGGGCGACCATTTACGCGGCCTGGCAGGATGGCGAAACTGTGCAGATTCACCGCCTGGTGTCCAAGGCCGGGGCTGCCTGGGTCGAGAAAGCCATCGCACACTTGCAAGAAACGCTCGCGCCCATGGCGGTGGTGGCTGATGATTCCGGGGACAACCGGCCTATCATCGAAGCGCTACGCCGCAATGGTAAAGAAATCTATGCCCTACGCCCTCGTGAATACGCTTCGGCCAATAGCGAGTTTTTCGCTCGCATCAGCGACAACCGCCTACACCATGACGGAAACTCTGAGATTGTTGATGCTTTCGCTAATAGTGTGATGAAGCCAATCTCAGGCGGGCAAGCCATCTCACCCAGGCACTGTGCGGGGCCTGTGGACGCTGCCAGGGCTGCTATTGCCGCCGCCTATGCGGCTCTCAATTTTGATTCCAGACCGCAAATATTCTTCTAAACCAGGGTGGAAAATATGACCAGATTTGTGTGGGTAGATTCCTCCGAATGCAGCCACTTAGCCCAATGCCCCTGTGGATGGGCGCAAATATTTACCACCCCTGACCAGGCTTACGCATCGCTGATGAAGCATGAGGCCGCCTGGCATCCAGATTGTAGAAAAGCCCGCATAGCCGGATATCTATACCTATCACGCCGTAAAGACCAACACCGCCCCCGCGACACACGACCTGAACAGGGAAAACGTAAATAGTAATTAACTTTTGGAAACTTTAAATATGAGATGGTTTCCATTCAAACGCGAAAATGTGATCACGAATCCGGCGGTGCTCCCACCGGCCCGTAAAGCTTTCCTTACCGTGTCCCCGCGTCAGGCTATGGGGCTGGAAACCGTTTACCGGGCGCTCTCGATTCTGGAAACTGCCGCGAAGCAGCTCACTATTGATGCATGGCGCGGCGCTAATCTGTTAACCCCGCCGCCCTCGCTGGTGCGTCGCCCTAATATCGGCTCCACTCAATCCCGCTTCATTGTGGAAACTGTGGCTAGCCTGGCTCAGCGCGGCAATGCCTATTGGCTGATTACGCGCGACCAAGCTGGTCAAGTACTCACTCTCGATGTTTTGCCACCATTAGAAGTGACACCGAAGCAAGACCCGCAAACCAAAATCATTGATTTCACTTATAGCGGACGTATTTATTCATCACGCGAAATCTGCCATCTGAAACTTTTAACTGTCGCTGGTCAAGTGGAGGGACTTGGTCCTATCCAAGCAGCACGACAAAGCCTAGCCGGGGCGCTGGATTTGGCTGAGTATTCTTCTTCTTTGGTGAAAGGCGGGGGAATCCCCACCGGGATTTTGACCTCCGAGCAGCAGATTACCCAGGCGCAAGCTAAGGAAACCCGCGATGAATGGAATGCCACCCAGGGGATAGGTAAAGGCATCGCCGTGCTCGGTAAAGGCACCAAGTTTCAGGTGCTTTCCCTGAAGCCTGAAGAAATCCAGTTCCTGGAAACCCAGAACTTTAATGTGACCCAAATCGCGCGCCTGTTTGGGATTCCCGCCCGGCTCATGCTCGCACCCCTCGATGGGGCTTCCACTACTTACGCGAATGCTCAGCAAGAAGATTTGCAGATGGTCAAGTGGACACTCATGGCCTACCTGCGAGAAATCGAGGTAGCCATCACTGATGTGTTACCGCGCGGGATAACAGCACGCTTCAATCTCGATGCCCTGCTACGTACCGACACTCTGAGCCGGTATCAAGCCCACCAAATCGGTATCAATGCAGGATTCCTCACCATCGATGAGGTGAGGGCTATCGAGGGGCTACCTCCTTTACAGAGCCAAGAAAGTGAGAATGAAAATGAGCAATGACCTGGAATATCGTTCCATCAGTGTAGGTGCCACGGATGTGGAAGCCCGTGAAGTTAGCGGTATCGGGGTGCCTTTCGCTGATGAGACGCAAATCTTTGAAGGCTACTTTGAGCAATTTGCCCGCGGCGCGGTTGAAGTGCCTAAAGCCGGGTGCAAGCTCCTGGCCGAACACGCTAAACCGATTGGGACCCTGACCGGGCGCGATACTGAGCGCGGTTGGGAAATCATCGGAAAAGTAGCGAAAACCCAGGCCGGGGATGAAGCCCTTGAGCTTGCCCGCGCCGGGGTTTACACCGGGCTATCAGTGGGCTTCGAGATGCTGGAATACGCGGATGAAAACCGTGAGGATGGCATCCACCGCACCGTAACAAAAGCCCTGGTCAGAGAAGTATCACTCACCCCGTTCCCAGCTTATGAAAATGCATCAGTCCAAAAAATCCGACAGAAAGGTAAAGAGATGCCAGAACTCACCGAAGAAACCCCGGCCAAGCCGGTCGAAACCGAGAGCTTGCGAGAGCTACGTTCCACAGTGGAGGATTTGACCCGCGCGGTCGAGGTCCTGAAAACCTCGAAACCGTGGGAAAAACCCGCCGAGGCCGCGCCAGATACACGCAGCGCCGCCGAATTTATCAAATCCGTCCTGAGCGGAAATGAAGATGACCAGACGGCCCTGCGGTCCATCCAAGAGCGCGCCTACACGGGTGGCACCAGCGCTGATACTGTGCTGACCCCGCAATGGGTCGGTGATCTGACCCGCCTGGTAGACCAGGGCGCGGGCATCCGTACCCTTTTCACCACCGGGAACCTCCCGGCTGAGGGCTTCACTCTTGAATATGCCCAGCTCAAGAGCGACACCATGAAGGTAGCTAAGCAGGCCAAAGAAGGCGACAACCTGGTAATGGGCAACGTCAGCGTGGAGACGAAAACCACTGATATTTCTACGTTTGGCGGTGCTACCACGCTTTCTCGGCAAGAAATCGAACGCGGACACGTGCGTATCCTGGATCATCATCTTCGGGCGATGGCCATCGCCGCGGGGAAAACCGCCCGTAACGAGTTCCACACTGCCTATGAGGGCGTGGTGACCGGGGCCCCGCAAAAGCTCACCGGCAAAACCTTGGCTTCGATGTCTTGGGGTGATTGGGTTGATCAGGTGGTGGATGCGGCCTCTATCTTCGAGGAACAAGGCCTAACAATCGACAACCTAATCGTGGATAAGACCGTTTTCAAAGCATTAGCAAAGCTGGAAGGCAAAGACGGTCGCCCAATGATGAGTGAGCATGAAGGCGGCCAAAACACCATTGGCACTTTGACCGCCGCGGGGCTGAAAGGGGCCCTTTTGAATATCCCGGTGGTGCTTGATACGGATGCCGCTAAGGCTTCGGCGGTATTCCAAAACCGTTTGGCCATCCGCTCCTATATGAGCTCGCTGGTACGGCTGCAAGATGAGAATATCCTGAATCTTTCCAAGGATTTCAGCGTGTATTTCTATGCTGCTTTCGCTGCAGAAATGCCCGGCTGCCTGGTACCCATTACTGGCCTGGCAGGAGCCTAATCATGAATCTCAAGGTCGAGCCAGCAGAGCTTTCCGAGTATCTCGGTGGCACCAGCTCCAGCAGTCAAACGCTGGAGGCGTGCATTAGCGAGGCTGAAAGTCTAGTTGGTGTGCTCTTGCAGGATTCCCGTGAGAGCACACCACCGCCCGAAGCTATCGTGAAACGCGCGGTCCTAGATACAGCTGCTGACCTGTATGCGCGGAAATCTGCACCTAACGGGGTGAAGGCTTTTGCTGATTTGGATGGCACCAGCCCCATCCGGCTACGGCTTGATCCGCTTGCGCAAGCTCGCGCTACCCTGGCTCCATTCTTGAAGATGGTGGTCGCATGATTGCCCAAGCTCGCGCCGATTTGACAGAGGTACTTGAATCCCAAGGCCTAAAAGTATACTCATACGTCCCTGAACGTGTTGAAGCACCGTGTGTAATCATCGACACAGCGCCCCGCATCGATTCAGCGGAAGTTTTCGGAGAATACTCCATCAGCTTCAAAGTGACCGCTGTTGTCGCCCCCGCCGGGGATTTCGGTATCCAGGTGGAAAACCTTGACCGGCTTCTTGACACGGTACTTGAAGCGCTGGAAAACCTGGACGTGACCGCGCAAGGCCACTATGTTCTCCAAGCCCCTGATGGCCAGCAAATGCTGGCATATGAACTGAATGTTGAATCCGAATACCGAAAGGAAAACTAAAATGACCTACAAATCCAGCCCTCGCATCAAAGGCAACCAGCTTTTGCTCACTATTGACGGTAAAGACTATTGGGCTGACTGCTCCGAGTGCTTTATCGAGACCGGCAAAGCCGATAAAGACACCGTGACCTTTGCAGACGCAGCCAACGGCTCCGGTGATGTGTCTTACACTCTGAAGTTCAAGGCTGTTCAGTCTACTGATCCGGCATCTTTCTGGAGCTACATCTGGGACCATGCAGGCGAAACCGTGCCTTTCGTCTATGCGCCGCATGGCAACGCCACCCCAGCAGCAGACAAACCGCATTTTACCGGCAAGGTAACCATTGCCAGCAAGCCTAAGATTGGCGGCGCAGCCGGTGCCACCACCTATGACTTTGAGGGCGAATGGCAGATTGACGGCACTCCTGAAAAGGTAACCAGTGGCTCTAAGGTAGCCGGTGCCGGATGGGACACTGGAACCAGTGCTTCCAGTTCAGGCAGTGCTGAAACCGGCAAATAATGGCAAAGTCCACCATTACCGAATCCGGGGTAAAAATCGAGGGCCTTTCAAAGGCCATGACCCGGATGAAGAAAACTGTGGGGTCCCTTGAAGCCCTCAAGGGACCCCTACAGAAAATCGCCGATATCGGCGCGCGCAATCTCAGGCAAGTCACGCCGGTATCTACAGGAGCGCTCAAAGGCACCATCAAAACCGCGAATACTGAGCGAAAAGCGCGGGTCAAAATCGGTCGCCGTAGACCGCTGCATTATGCACCATTTGTTGAATACGGTACCCGCCGGCAAAAAGGTCAGCGATTCATCCGCAAAGCCAAACTGGCAACAGAATGGCCAGCATCAAAAATCTATGAAACAGAAATCAAAAAAGTATTACGAAAGGAACTTGGATCATGATTAGTACAGATAATCTCACACTGGGAGAAATCGCAGCCATCGAAAAATACTCTGGCAAAAGGCTAGGCGAATTTTCCGAAGAAAGCAGTTTAGATGTACGAACCCTCACGGCTTTTGGGTATGTGATTTCTAAACGTTTAGGGCTTCAAGCAGAACTGAGCGATATTGAGCAGCTCAGCGTGGATGAGATTAACCAGTTACTTGAGCAAGATTTACCAAGCTGGACTACACGCAGCGAAAAGACCGAAAAGATTGCCCAATATCTCGAAAGCCACCCCGTAGATACAGACGCGGCGGGGGAATAGCCAGGGGATATTGCGATGATTGGGCACAGCTCGCTTGCTTCATCCATATATCCCCGCGCGAATACTATCAGCTCACCCTGATGCAACGCTCAGCGCTAATCAGAGCCATAAAACAGTCCTACGAAAGGAGGTAAAACCTCATGGCATCTCGTCCCACAATTACTATCGAAATCCTTGCATCAGCACGAAAAGCAAAGCAGGAACTCGATAGTCTGCACGGAAAAATGAAAGGCGCTTTTTCTAAGATTGGCGGCGTAGCTAAAGGCACCGCTATCGCCATGGCCGGCGCAGGGGCTGGCGTAGTCGCCTTCGGGGTAAAAGCAGTCAAATCTGCCTCAGATTTGCAACAGTCCGTAGGCGCTATAGATGCAGTTTTCAAGGGAAACGCATCCCAAATGCACGCCTGGGCAAACACCGCCGCCAAAGACGTGGGTCTGACAAAAAACGAATTCAACGAATTGGGAACGCTAATTGGCTCACAGCTAAAAAACGGCGGCACCGCCATGGATCAGCTCGCGCCCAAAACCAACAAACTCATCACGCTCGGCGCAGACCTGAGCTCCATGTATGGTGGCACCACCCGCGAAGCCGTGGAAGCCCTATCATCCGCATTGAAAGGTGAACGCGACCCGATTGAACGCTACGGAGTGACCCTAAAACAGGCTCAAATTGACGCGGAAGCCGCGTCTCTGGGATTTGAAAAGGTCGGTGGATCCCTTTCCGCTGAAGCCAACCAAGCCGCCACCCTTTCCTTGATCATGAAGCAAACGGCTGACGCTCACGGGAACTTTGCCCGCGAATCCGACACGTTAGCCCATCAGCAACAGGTGCTTGGTGCCCAGTTCGAGAATATCAAAGCCAAAATCGGTATGGCTCTCCTCCCGGCGGTATCGAAAATTCTGCAATTAGTGGCTGAGAAAGGCATGCCGGTAATCGAGAAAATGACCGACACCCTGGCTAACAATCTCGAGCCCGTAGCCATGCAGCTAGCTAACTGGATTGTGACCGTCATGCTACCGGCAATCCAAATGATTTTGCCATTGCTAGGCGCAATCCTGGCCGCTATCGCACCGATAATCTCGCAAATCGTGCAAATGCTCATGCCAGCGATTACCCAGCTCACCGCTATGATTACCACCCACCCCGCCTTATTCGGAGCCCTAGCGACTGCCATTGTCGGGGTTGCGGGTGGATTCAAGCTATTCGCAGCCGGGCTGAACATCGCGAAGATTGCCGCCAATGGACTGAAAATAGTCCAGCTGGCTCTAAACGCAGCCTTCGCCGCTAACCCCATTGGTCTAGTAATCACCATCATTGCCGCGCTAGTAGCCGCCATCATGGTAGCGTGGAATACCAACGAGGGATTCCGCAATGCTGTCATCGGTGCATGGAACGCTATAAAAACCGCGTGTGAAACCATCTGGAATGGGATTGTTGCCTTCTTCCAGGCCGTGTGGGAGGGAATAAAAACAATCTTCGTAACCTACCTGAACTTCGTGTTCAACTTCTACAAGACCATCTTCAATGGCATCAAAGCCTTCGGTGAGATGATCTGGAATGGGATTGTTGCCTTCTTCCAGGCCGTGTGGGAGGGCATCAAGGCAATCTTCGTAACCTACCTAAACTTCGTGCTGAATTTCTGGAAAACAGTTTGGAATACCGTCAAAACGGTATTTACTACAATCTGGAATGCCATCAAAGCGTTCGCTACGGCTATCTGGAATGCCATCAAAACTATCTTCACGACCTGGCTCAATGCTATTAAGGCTTTCTGGGAAAAAACCTGGAACGCCATCAAAGTTTTCTTCGTCAAGATTTTCACCACGATGCAAAGCATCGTCACCAAAGTACTTACCACGATTAGAAATATTTTCGTCAATACCTTCAAAGCCATCACTAACACCATCAAGAAGGCTTTTGAAATTATCGTGAACACTATCAAAACCGCTTTCAAAGTAATGGTGGATGCCGTGAAAAAGGGTGTTAACCAGGTAGTGAATTTCGTTAAAGGCATCGGTGGAAGAATCAAGAGCGCTATCGGGAATCTCGGTGATATTCTGCTTGGTCCTGGTAAGGCCATAATGGATGGATTCTTGCGCGGAATCAAGAACGGGTTTAATACGGTAAAGGATTTCGTGAGTGGTATCGGTGAATGGATAGCTGCACACAAGGGGCCTATCGATTACGACAGGGTGCTTTTGGAGCCAGCCGGTAAAGCCATCATGGATGGCCTCATGAACGGAATGGACTCTAAGCGTGGAAAGCTACGCGACCAGCTAAAAGAGCTCACCAACGATATTGCGAATAATACTTTCCAGGCTCCGGATTTCGAGCTTGGAGCACTTACAAATGCTGATAACCGGTCGAAACATCACCCCGAAATTCATATCCACGTCAACGCCCTGACCCCAACAATGGAGGTAGGAAGGGTAGTTGCTCAGGCTCTGGAGTCTTACCTGCAAGCTAACGGGAGAGGGCTGGTTTATGCGTAGCATGACATGGAAGGACGTTCAGTTACCGCCGTTGAGTAAATGGCAGGGTATAGCTCACTATAGTTTCAGCCCGGAGGGTATCATTTTGGTTGAACCGGACGAAGATGGAAAAGTGAGCGTGGATTTTTCCCCGATGCGTCCTGGTAGCCCTACCCGGCTATTACTCAACCTGAGCGTGGAACCCGCACCTGGTAAAACCGTGAATCTTACTTTCAGTGAGCAACACCGTATTCTTGAGGGTGGCACCCAGCAAATCATTATTGAAACCGGCCTGATTCTCGACCCGGTACTGACTATTACCGGGATTGCAAGTGTTCAGATTATTAGCTTACAGGTACAGATCCGGTTTCCTGACCGGTCAAAACCGCTACCTTATGACCTGATAGGTTTCGAGGTTCTTACCCCTAACCTGTCGCCGGGATTCATTATCGGTAAATCCCGCATCAGCAGTGAACCCTTAGGAGTGATTAAACCGCGCTACGGGGAGTTTATTATCGGTCAATCCAGGCTAGATCATGCGAGCCTTTCCTTGGAGCTACCAACTTTTACCTGGAAAGATATTCTCGCGCAAGGTCTTACTCTGTCTTACCGGGTAGGGGCGAATAAAGGCAGCACGCTTTTACCGGTCGCGCAGGCGGGAAGTGCCATTATCGAAATAAAAGACCTTGACCCACGTAAGACCGTTTTGCGTGCAGGACTTAAATGCCGTTTATATCACCGTTTAACCCGCCGTGTCCTTTTTACTGGCAAACTCAGAAGCTTCAGGCTGACCCCCGCGAAATGTCCCAGAGAGCATGATATTGCCACTCTCGAATTTGCGGATAATGTAGCGGAACTTGCCGGGGTTAAACGCTACGGGGTACGCACTGACACGCCTGACACTTTGCAAGCCCGTATAGGAAAACTGTTGGAGGGCACCGGTATTGATTGGAGCATCCTAGAAGAACAAACACCGGTAGCCAATGAGCTTGGCGCTACCGTTATGGAAGCCAACCTGGCTGAATATTTAGACATGACGTGCGCCACGGTAGGCGGGGCTTGGTGGGTGACTACCGAGGGAAAAATTATTATTAACCCGAACAACGAGGTAAACATTTGGAAAAATATTCCTTTCTTCATCATCGGGCAAACCCCCCTAGACGGTGGCAAACTCGCTGTTAACGGCGTGGAACTATTACAAGAACCGGTATTAGAACAGGTCGAAAATCCGTTTATCATCGGCAAATCCAGGCTCGACCATGCAGCAGCAGGGGCAAACCTGACCGACAAAGGGTTCATCATCGGCAAATCCAGGCTCAACGAAACAACACTGACCGGGATAGCGAAAAACACAGCATGGGCGATTGAAAAACCAACCGCACCACCGTTATTTACTGACCGGTACAATACTGGGCGGCGTAGTTTCTACTACATCGACCTAGGCACGTCTTTCGCTAGCAACGAGACCGTATCGGAAATAGTAGTGGAAAACCATACAGCTATAAAGGAAGACAACAGTTGGAATGATTCCACAAAAACTTATAAAGCCTCTGATAACAATATCGCGGCTATATATGGTCAATCAGCAAGAAGCGTGAAAGCTAACGCATCTACAGCACAAAACGCGCAACAACTTGCCGAATACTTGCTGAAACGACCCCAAGAGCAAATAGCCGGGCTGAAAGTCTCCAGTGTACAAATGAACGCTCTAAACTGTTCGAAAACCCTAGCAGCTCTTGACTTATTTGACTACTGCCAAGTGAGATTCAAAGAAGAAACCAGCGACCATCAAATATATGCCTTCGAGTCCCAGCTCACCCCTTACACGTGGAAAGAACGCTTGTACCTCACACCAGCAAAAGAAAGGAAAATCAGCCGTGAGTAAACCAATACAATTCAACCGCGGTGACATCCTCACCGCGGAACAGATCAACAAATATCTACTGAACCAGGAAGACAACGAAAGTGACTTAGCCTTTATAGAAGCTCTAAACGTTGACTTGATGGAAGAAGATTTTAACAAGTTGAAAAAAGAACTAGACTACTTGAACATTCTCCAAGACGGAATCGAGGTTGAATATGGATGCGAAGATATTTGAACAAGGACAAATCCTCACCGCTGATGATGTGAATAAATACCTTGTTAACGATGATATTGATACCGAGAAAATGCGCGGCGATCTAACCGCGTTAAAAACACGGATACAAGAACTAATCCAGGAAAAACAAACCGAATTAAGCGAAAACGTACCGAATGCGATAGTCTTTCACCTTCCTAAGAATGCTTACCCTTTCCATATGGTGCGCAACAAAATGGAGGCATCCGGAAAAACTTGGAATGGTTTAACTAATTTTACCGCCTCGATAACGTTCCCTGAAAACATGAGAATTAAAGATGTAATACCTATAGACACCGTTCTAAATGGAGTCACGTATAAGCGCAACACTATCAGTTTCAAAATCACAGTCGGCTACCCTCGCAGTAACACTAATTTTGATTTTAGTCAAGAGTTACTGGTTATCTTGGAAAGGAATTAACATGGTTCATTTTTTTGATGGTCAAATACTGACTGCGGAAGATATCAACCAATACCTGGTCAACAAGACAAACAGTAACGCCTTCAACGTAGCATCCAGTCGTTTAACCGGGTTAAAAGAAAAAGTGTCGAACCTTCACACAAGTAATTTAACCGTTGATAACTTGACTATCCCAATAATCCTAACCCCGGTTCCGCTAGGTGCTGATGAAATCGGTAAATTCCCAGAGCTAAAATGTCCCTACGGTAGCGACTGTTTATATATGGGCTGTGAAGTACCATATAAAGAGTTCGATAAAATAGTTGTTCCTAAAGGGTCGTACTATACTGATTCTATAGACAAAGCTTGCTATCAGATTCTTGACAAGCCAGTAACGCAGTATCTGTTCAAAGATGACGCTTGCCTTGTAGTCAACGAGAACAAAACTTTCTCGGTAGGACTCCGGGTAAAGAATCAAAATATTCCGTTCAAAATAACCGTCCTAAATGCAGTCCAGTAAGGAGGCACAAAATGGTGACCGCTAACACCATCCTTAACACCGCTACCGCCGAAATCGGCTATTCCCGGTGGGACGACCCTAAACCCGGCACGAAATACGGACGTGCCTACGCTGTAAAGCACGGTGCCGGCTTTGGTAAAAACGGCGTGCCGTTTTGCGCATTGTTCATTACCTGGGTTTTCCACCAAGCAGGCATAAACCCTCCCGGCGGGGACTTCGCCTATTGCCCCGCCGGTATTAACGCCATGAAAAAACTCGGTCTGGAAGTACCAAAACACGAAGCGAAACCCGGCGATATCGTATTTTTCGACTGGGACGGAGGCGTTTCCGACCATGTCGGCATTGTCGAGACCAACCTCGGAACCACTTTGCAAACCATCGAGGGCAACACCACCATCAAAGGGCGCACCGGATGCGTGGGCAAACGCAAACGCCACTTGTCAACCGTTTGTAGCGTATTCCGCCCCCAATACGGACACACCACCACCGGGAATAATCCCTTACCGTCAGCCTCGGCGGCTATCGAAGTAGACGGATATTTTGGAACCCAATCCATCCGCCGCCTCCAGACCGTAATAGGCACACCGGTAGACGGGCTGATTAGCTCCCAGCCCCTAGCCAATCGGCAATATGTCCCTAACGCCGCGGGCGGCTGGGAATGGGTCACACGCGGGGCGAAAGGCTCAACCTGCATAAAAGCATGGCAAAAGCGAATCGGAGCCGCTGCAGATGGATATTTTGGGCGCGAAACGGTAATGAAAACCCAGCAATTCCTAGGCGTGCCAACTGACGGCTACGCCGGCAAACAGACTATGACGGCATGGCAAACCTGGCTCAACCACCGCTAGAAAGGAACACACCCATGGGAAACCACGAAGAAACCCTTGAAACCAAATCTATTACTGAGCTTATTCCGCCGCCCGTGCGGTCCTGGCTCTACGGAATCGTCACCGCGCTAATACCACTACTAAGCGCCTACGGTGTGATAAGCGACCAAACCGCGCCCCTATGGATTGCCCTAGCTGGTGCAATCCTCGCAACCGGAACCGCGCTAGTTTACCGACCAACCCGAAACAAGGGGGACTAATGCCTACCTGGCTCACCGATTTGCAGGGCATCGGCGCTATCCTGAGCGGCATCGCCGCAATAATCGCCGCGATATATGCGAAATCAGCAGCAAAAGAAATGAAACCAAATCACGGTTCTTCCATGCGCGACGCAATCAACATGCTCGACGACCGTATAAAAAGCCTAGGACACCGACAAGGCGAATTACACGACGATTTGCAAAACCTTACAGCAGACGCGAGAGAAAACCACACTCGCCTATGGAAAGAACTCGAAAAAATCCAGCGCGGACTTATTTAGCGCGCTTTAAGTCGGTACGCGCCCCGCGTCCAGGGCGATTGGCTAGCCAGTGGTCGATAGTGTCGGTAGACCAGCCGTAGGCTGTGACTTTATCGCGCATACCGATTGCAACATCAGGTTCAGGGAGATAGCCTCGTGCGAAATAGGCCTTGATAGTGCCATAGGCAAGCCCGGCATACTCAGCCACGCCCTGCAATGAAAGAAACATGATAGCCCCCTTGGTGAATTTCAGAGGAAGCCCCGCCCCCCGGTGAGGGGACGGGGCGACTTCCTAATCTTCCTTGCTGTTCCGGTGCATCTTCTCAAAAATGAGAATCAGCGCTAGAATAGCTTCAGGAAGGGAAATCAGGATTTCGATGAATGCGATCATCTCAATCTCCTTTTCCTCTAAGCCCCGGAATGACCTCCGGGGCTTTCCTGTTGTTAGGGCGGTTGCCCTAACACTTAATACTATACATGTATATAGCTGCAACGTAAAGGTGGAACGTCTGCACAATTCTTATTTGTCATGTCAAAGTTGCGCGGCCTGTACCGCCCGTGCCAATGGGTCGAGGTCGAGCTTGATATAACGCTTCGTCGTATCCGTTTTTACATGTCCCATCACAGCGCCCACGGCCAGAAGGTCGTGAGTTGCCCGGTACGCGACAGTTCCGAACCGGTGGCGTAGAGAATGCCCTGTAACCCCTGGAGGCAGTGCGCTACCCAGTAGCTTCGCTGTGTATTGCGCGCTCAAATGCCCGTCAATACGCCCAGGAAATAGCCAACCTGGACAACTCTCTAAGCTATAAATCAGCGTGGAATCCTGCAACGGAATCACCCGAACCCTTCCACCTTTGCCCTTTACTCTCAGCAGTTCACCATCCCAGGCGTTTCCTCGCAAAGTGCAAATTTCACACGCCCTAAGCCCGCAAAGCGCCGCGAACCTCACCATTAGCGCGGTCCGCTTTGGCGCATTTTGTAGCGCATGCCTTACGGCTGATTCTGGTGCGGGGTGGGGTACTCCATCGGGTACGTGGACAGGCTTAAGAAATTCAGCTGGTGAATCTTTCAAAATGCCATCTTCGACCAAGAACTTGAAAAATTGGTGAGCAACGCCCTGGGCACTTCGTCTTGTTTCTGGTTTCCAATCATGCTCAGCAAGCCATGCCTCAAGCCTTTCCCGTGATACTAATCCGGGGCATGGAGCAATCCCGCGCATGACCTGCAGGTAATACCGGTGAATCCGAATTGTGCCTTTAGCGCGCCCGGCAGCTTTTAGATGCTGTAAATATGCACTAGCGCAGTTTTCCCATGTTTTAGATTTCAT